GTGAATTTTTGCCATTGATTGTGGTCTTGCACCCTTATAAAATTCCTTTCTTTTTTTACTGCCGGGTTTGTATTGTAAACCCAATCAGCCGTTTCCGCATCATAATCATAGTCAATCACCGTGGAATTGTGGAATAAAATATATTTTAATTCAAAGGCAATTTCCAAATCAAAATCAGCATCCGAATCAATAAAATATTCAAATTCAATTTTTACATCACTTTTTTGCGGCACCGGTGCAATAGCGTTAACTTGAGATTCTGTCAACGTACTTGTATCCCCGGCGGCAGTACCAATCATACCAACATTTAAAGCCCTTGCCGCTGACATTGTCGATGCATTGTTTGTCGATGCCGTTCTTGCATAAGTGTTTTTGCTCAATGGAAAAGCTACCGGACTACTCCCTTCTGCCGGAGATACAAAAGAAACACTTGTATCATTCGCCCACCTATATGAATTTGTACTTGTTGAGTACATAAAATGACTGTTCGGATGGGCATCTTTAAAAGCATCAACCTTTGTAATATATTCCGCCTTTTTTATGGGAGTTAAATACTCAACAGTCATATCATTGCCAATTGGAATGACCTCATCCGGGGCGGTTAATAAAACATCTTCAACTAATGTTTCTAAATAAACCCCATCCTTGTCATATCTTTTGAATTGGATAAATTCCTGACCGGAGTTTGTTAATAAATCTAATTGTGCATCTCTAATTGTTCCCATTATTCACTTGCGAATTGATAGCGTTCAACAACATAGTCATTTTCGATTCTGACCGTAATGATATAATTTTGCCCAAAATTACTTATGACATCTTTTAAATCTTGTGGGTAATCATTCCTTGATGATATTTGTGGCATTGTACTAAAGTTAACACCTAAAGCGGATGCATATCCTACTTTGTACTGATTAAAATAATGTACATTATTAACAAAAGGTACTTCATAAAAAGAATAATACCCATTAGGCAAACTGAACACCGCATTATCAAAGTCGGGAGTTCTTCCAAATTTAAATAAATTTGATGGAGGTGTTGGATCAATTGTGTTGTTTGCTACCTTATAACCATAAGCGAATGGACTTAAACTTCCGGGGATCAAATACCAAACCATTTTTGTCCCCACTTGCCCCCATCTCCAAGAATTAGCATCCGAACCATTTGATTGTCCGGCACCAACTGAGATTCCAAAATTAAACATATTGAACCCTCTTGTCTTGTTAAAATTTTCTACTGAAGAAATTTGATCAAGGATATATGATTCGTGAGTTCTTGGGAAATATAATGCAATCCCTTTCGCTCTTGATAGTGATTCAGTTATTGTATCACCATAATAAACATTAGTATAAGGTCGGACATTATATGGCGGCACAACATACGACCCCGGTGTGACTGATTCTTCGGGTGCCGGGTAAACCGTAATAATTACATAAGCGGCAGTTGATGTATTCGTGCCATTATTCGCCGTGAAATAAAATTCATCACGCCCGGTGTAATCCGTTGTGGGCGTATAAGTGACCGTTGATCCGCTTAAACTTGTTGATCCATTGTCAACATCATCGGTGATCGCCCAAGTAAGTGATAACCCATCGGCATCAAATCCATTGAGTTCTATTGTTGCCAAAATGTTTTCGGTTGTACTAATGTGGATGTTTTCAACAATTGGCGTTGAAACTGACAATGATTCGTAAATCCTATTGTCAAGCAAATTGGAGTTGCTCATAATATACCAACGCCCTTGACTTTGGAATATTCTTGAGTTAATTGATTTTAAAATTTTGACCAATAAATCCTTGGCATTTAAGTTCAGATTTGAATTTGTTAAAACACCATATTCAAAAAGTTCAATGTCGTTCAATATGGTCTTATCATCTGTATCTGTAAACCCTTGACTCCTTATTGAATTGGCAACAAATATGTCAAAATCAAGTCCGGTGTTTTGTAGTATTTTATAAACATAATAAAACGCTTGATCAAAATTGGATTGCGTTGTTTGACTTGGTGATGAACCATCCAACACAATATTGGAGTTCGGTGCATCATAACCATCCAAAAGACCGAGTCCATCAGATGCCACTAATTTAATCGGATATGGCGTTGTGGTGAATGCCTCTTGATATCGATCAACTACAATAAATCCTTCCCAATAAAATTCAAATCCTTGACCGGATGGATCATCCCAATCAACGGCGGATGTTTGCCATTGGTCAGTAATTGAGTCCCAAAGCGGTGATCCACTAATATCCCCGGTGGAAATTTGAACCTTGTATTCTCGTTCATCGGCATTGTACCAATCATCATAATTTGTTCCGGATGTTCCGGTTGTTTCATTCCATTGGACTTCGCTTAAATTCCAATTTTCATCAAGTTCATCCCAACTTGTACCACCGGTTGATTCGGTCACAAAAAGATTTATTTCACAAGTCGAACCGATTATTGGATTGTAAAAATCATCATTGTTATCCCATTTAATAACTACCGGGTTGTCTGTTCCAATAAGCGGAAAAACTGTTCCGGAATAGTTTTTTTGTAGAATTGAAAGTTTCCGAGGATTATTGTAAACATCGGAAAACAACAAAGAAAACTTTTCGCCGTATGCCATTATAAAATTCTTGTTCTGTTCCTATCGGCTCTCTGTAACGCCAATACTAAATCTTGACCCTCTAACTTAAAGCCTCCGGTAATATTTACATTTGTTTGACCTCCGCCAATCATTGATTTCAATTTGTCAAGGGGGGCGATCACCTCCGGGTTTGACCTTGCACCGGGGTATTCACCCATCAGTCCAAGAGTTGGTGATGACACAATTCCGCCGTTTGAAAATTGCGGTATTCCACTCAATGCAGTAAACGCCGTTTTGAAAGCATTTCCTTTTCCGCCTAAAAATGATGGTAATAATGCACTTAATACCGCCGCCGCAGTTGCCGCCGCAATCAACCTTGTTATTAAAGCCTTTAAACCATTGATTATAGGTTGAAAAAAATCACCTCCTGAATTTAAATTATTAAAAGAATCAATCAAGACATTTGTCATTGTTGAGCCTACACCTAAAGCAACATTTAGCTTTTCCTCAATAGCCTTGGCTCTTTTCGCCTCAATTTCTGCAAGTGTTTTTGTTGATTCCGATATTTTATCAGTTAAACCCTTCCAAGTTTTCGATGTTTTTAATGAATCTTTTAAAACATCAAAACTAAATTTTAATCCATTTGAAAAACCTTTAAATGTTTTTTTGATTTGTTCTGCGGCACCCTCTGATTTAAATATTGAACCGGCTAAATTTTTAAAAGAATCTGACAATAAGTCAATTGTTGGGACAAGATCGTTGGATGCTCTTTCAACCTTGTATTGCTCAATAAGATGTTTCCTTTCCTCATCTGCCGTTTTTTTAATGTTTTCGGCTTGTTGATCGTATTTTTCATTAACACTATCCAAGTCCGCCTTAAACTTATTTGTGATGAGTTCATCAATTATTGCTTTAAATCTTGACAAGCCATTTTTAAGTAGATTTATTTTTTCAAGTGATGCCATAAGAATCAATTGAAACCTTGTTTTCATCAAAAGAGCAAAATCATTAATCACATTTCTTATCTCATTAAATCTTAAAACTAAAAATCCAAAAGCGGCAACAATTAAACCAACGGGCGAAATAATAGCCATTAAAGCAGTAACCAAAGAACCGAATGCAATCAATAAAGGGGGTAAAGCGGCGGCAAGTCCAAGAATTGTCAGACCAAGTTTTTTAACTTGCGGACTTAACCTTGATAGCTTTTGAATTAATGTGGTAAAACTTGCTAATAAATCTTTTAATATTGGCAAAAGAATTTTTCCAAATTCAGCCAATGCAATATTTAAATTATCTTTTAGGGTTGAAAACTGACCTGCAAAAGTTTGTGAAAGTTTCTGCATCCCATTTTCAAATTGACCGCCTTCGGATGTTGCTTTTATAAATCCTTGTTTAAGTAAATCAAAAGTAATTTTTCCCTCACTTCCCATTTTTCTTAATTGATCAACACTTGCCCCGGTAACGCCATTCAATATTTTATAAATTGGGATACCGTTGTTGATAAACTGATTGATGTCTTGTTGCATCACCCTTCCGGCGGCGGCAGATTGTCCAAACGCAACCGCAACCCTTGTAAGGTCTGCACCTGCAACGGCTGAAACATCCCCAAGTAGTTTCAAAGAATTAAATGCATCATCGGTGGTCATACCAAAACCAATCAATTGATTATTTACTGCCGCTAAATCACCTAATTGAAAAGGGGTTTTTGCTGAGAATTTGACAAGTCTTTCAAATGCCTTTGAACCTTGTTCAGCACCCCCGGTCAAAACGTTTAATGATGTTTTTAATTTTTCAAAGTCACTTGCAGATTTTACCGCCGCCGCACCCGCTAAACCGATGGGTAAAGTTAACCTTGTGGACAAACGCTTTCCAATGTCGGTGGTCTGCCTTCCAAATGCTTTTAATTTCGATTGTGCGGATGAAAGTGATTGATTTAATCCTTTTGCATCTCCATTTATTATTACTTCTAAAATACTTGCCATAATGCAAATTTAACAATTTAAAAAACAACCTCCCTTGGAATGTCTTTCATTGATTCAAGCAAATCTTCAAATTCTTTTAATTTCTCAGGGGTTGACCTTGGAACGTTCTTTTTGAGATAAACATCTTGCGGCAAAGGAAATAAATCCGGGGGTTTTATTGTTTGGCTTTTCTTGGTGCAATTTACGTTGTGGATAAGTGTTGCCAAATATCTCAAACGTTCCCATTCAAGGTTTTGTTTGATGATATGGCTTTCACCCAATAGTTGGTTTTCCTTCCAAGTGTTTAACCAAAAATCACCCGGCAGAATACCGCATTGACCAATAAAATAATCAACTAATGAATCCCAAGTTATTTGCTCGGATTCGCTTGTGTTTTTTTTTCCTCGGTGGGGTTTCTTTGAATCCCCATATTTAAATCATTCCCAAGGATTCGTGATTCAGTCATTGCCGTGACAATCTTTTCAAGTTCATTGGCATCAACATCCTCCAACCACGCACCTACTTTGAATTTATTGTAGTCAATTTCGTTGCCTTGTTCTTGGTCGTTTGCTAATAAACCACAATAAATGATTTCTCGAATTACACTCAATGATATTCCACCTTCAAAGATATCCCCTAATTGGTCAAGTGAAATGTTTAATTCATCGGTAAATGCACTCCAAAAGTTCATTGAGAAGTGCATAGTCCTATTCTTACCACCAATTTTTAGGTCGTGGTAACCCCTCCTTTTGTTCCCCATTATGTATTAAAATTACGAGTTGACCGCAGTTGTAATTGATCCGGTAGTCACGATAGTTCCTGAGTAGGTAACCGCACTCTCCATTTCGCCACTTGTTTCAATTGAAGTGATAAATCCTTCACCTGAAAAAACAGTATCACCGGTTGTGGTAGTTCCAAAAGACCAATCGATTTTTGAACGGTTCTCCATAAGCGTAGCCATTGCCGGTACATTTTGGGTGTCCGTATAATCAACAAGACCTTCAAAGCTAATTTCTCCACTTCTAAGTCCGGCGATCACCTCTTGATAACCTCCTGAATCTTTGCTTGTTGCCTCCGGGGCATCCATAGACAACGAAAGAGATGCACTCGTTGAATGACCAATAGTTGCCAAAGTACCGCCATCTGCGATAAATTTTAATAATA